TAGTATTCTGCATGGTTAAAGCTCGTATTTTCGAATAACCTAACCAAGGTATTACCCCAGTGTAGGTTCACTTCGCCTGTAGTGGTGGGGATTACTACAACTGGTGAGGGTTCACGTTCCATACTGGTTCGGCTATTCCTTTCCTTATATACTCGTCTTGTTCTAAAAAGCTCTCCTGAAGTCTTTTGGCTTCGTCTGCTTGCTCATAACTCCATGACCTGAGTGCTATATCACCTACAAAGTTTGTAATGGCTGTAAAGCGTTCTAATTGGCTCATAGTCTGGTTCTCGTCATCAAAGTCAATAATCCTGCTCATCAGGTTATTGCTCGGCTTGGGTGGTATTAGTGCATTAGCATGTAGCTCTCGATGTTGGGTAGTCTGTAATGTTAGGACTAAGCCACCTAGTGTTCGGTAGTGCTTCTCTAGTGGAGTAGTGTACCACCTCTTGAGCCATACTGCGTGGTGAATATTTACCTGATTAGCTGGTATGTGTCTGCCATGTGGTAAACGATATACCTCTGGTTTCATTATTGCTTCCAACGTTTATCAAAGTCGCTTTGCATTAGGTCGGTTACTTCAAGTCTTTGCTTAAATCCTGGCTCTAAGGCTTCACTTTCCTCAAACAGGGTTGGCTGGTAATCGCCTACAAATACTTCGTCATGTTCTTTTTCGGCTTCAATCCGTTCGTCAATTGCTTGCTGGTATTCAAGTATTCTTAACGCTCCCTGGTCGCTTGTGAGGGCTGTTGTGCCTATCATGCGAATAAGTGGTTGTATGTCTCTTTCCGTCCAGTTACGAGCTTCTAAATGGCTTGTGAGGGCTTCTCGGTGTCTATTTGGGTAGTGGTTCATGGCTTTAAGCGGTTTCTTTGATTAAGTTCATTAGGGCTGATATACCTGCTGATATACCTGCAATCATTAAGACTTTTAACTTGTTCATATCATGTACGTCAGTTAAGCCTACTAGCACCACTGCTAGGAATGCTTGAATAAAGGTCTTAAGCGCTCTTACCCCGATATCTTTGTAGTTTACTTTCATGATTTATCCTTTCTTAAATAGCCTATTAAATAACTTAGTCAACCAGTTGCCTGTTTCGTCTAGCAACTTGGTATCTTCACTAGCCTTAGCTTTTGCCTCTGCAAGGGCTTTCTCGGCGTCTGTAACGGCTTTTTGGCTTTCAGCTAGCTGTTTACCCACTTCTTCTAGTTGAGCCTTTGTAGGTCGTCCTGATAGCTCTGCAATACTGTTCTTGTAAGTATTGTAAAAGTTAGCCTGAGCTTGCCTTAATGCACTAGCGTTCTTTGCCTCATCGCTTGTCCATAGACTGTACAAATAAGCGTTGGTTAGGTCTTTGCCAACATGGTTAGCGTTCAAATCACCATCGCCTTTACCTGAGTGAGTAGCGTCTCTGTCTCTGCCAAGTATCTCCTCGGCAAGTATTCTCGCTCCACTTAAACTTAATTTCTCTGCCATATTTACCTCCTTTTGATTAAATAATGTTGGCGGATAGATATAACCATTTGGTGTGAGTATAAAGCAGTGAAGGTGAGCTCCTGCTGGTCCTGCTGGTATGGTGTAGCCTGTATAACCCATTATGGCGATTGGTTGCCCTTCGGTTACCTGCTGTCCGACGCTTACTAAGCTCCGTTCTAGGTGGCAAAAGTTCCACATACCTGTCTTGGTGGCTAGTCTGAGTACATTGCCTGCATTACTCGTGCCTGAACCACGTTGCTGATAGCTTTCAATCCTTCCCGACTCGGGGGCGTAAACTATCGGGTCGGGGCTGGCTGAGTAGTCTACGGCCTTAGAGGTACCATGTTGGCCTTGATTTATTCGGTTAGAGGTAGGAGCCCTCATTTTACAATGTCCTGTAAAAAATAAAGTAATAAAAAGGTCAATACCGAACCTAAAATAGCTGATAAGGTATTGTGAACCCAATTACGAGATTTTAAGGAATTAACATCGGTCTCGACATCACCAATCTTTTCATAAATTGCGTCATGTTCAAGCTTAGCCTGTTGTTTAGCAACCTCAATATCCTTGTGAGTGGCAAAGCCAGAGATGACTCCGTCAATCTTTTTAGTCAATTCTTTTACGGCGTTCTCCACCTGTGTTAGTCGATAGGCGATAGTTTCGGGGTTGTCGTTGTTCGGCATATTAATTATGTCCTAAAACTACCAGTTCGCTTCCAATTGCAAAGTCACCACTACCAGATACATTTACAATATCTATACGATTTATTTGGGCTGAAGTATTAGCCCATTTACCAATACAGATTAATGAAGTCGGTGCAGTCCCAGCACCTGTAGCGTTCCCCTCTGTTCGTGTAAATTGGCTCAGCTTTTCTTTGTTAGAAATATTTAGTATATCCACGACTACATGTTGGTTCGTAGAAGTGGCTGCACCTGTAACAATAATCCCACCATCATTTGTAGTAGATGTTGATGTACCACCTAAGGTAGCATATTGATAAGCATAGTTCGCACCGCCGTCATTATTAAATCTTATGTGTGCACTTATTGTACCACCTACGCTTGAATAACTAGCTCGTATTTGCAAATACTTCCTTGCTGGGATACTGCTAACTGTAATCGTGTCGCTTGAACTAGATAATGTGGTTCTACCTAGCTCTTCCCACCAGATACCTGCATTAGCACCTGTTGAATCCCAGTCTATCTTGGTAGCTGTTACATTAGCGTTTTTGATTTTAGGTGTTTCTACTACATTACTAGCCAAAACTGCTGCATTGTCCACTGCTCCTGCTTTGAGAGTGCCGTCGTCATCGTGTGATACTGCCAGCACACTGGCTACTTGGTCAGCCCATTGGGTAGTTGGTTTAATTATAACTATGTCGTTTACTGCACTACCAGCGTCAGTAAACCCTGGTGCGATTGTGTCTATCTCCAAATTGCCTCCATCTACATGCCCCTGAAAGTCTACCGCACTTGCCTCCGATATAACGGTTATTGTTTCGCTTGTTACAGGGTCTACAAATGTATGGGGCGTACCCATTGTTGCGTGAAAACTGCTATTTATGCCTTGAACCGTGTCCACTACTAGGGTTGTTGCGAGTGGTGAACGAACTGATTGAACGGTGGCAACAGAGGCATTACCTGAGCCATCGCTTGCTTTGAGTGATGTTATGCTTGCCATAATTTTATTCTATCACAAAAGGGGCTTTTTCAAGCCCCTTAAGTTTAGTCTCTAATTCGTATTAGGAGTTAGAGCTTTGTAGTGTTGCGATTGTGTATTTCTTGCGGTCAAACACAAACACACCACCTCTAGCACGAAGTTGTAGTTCTGAACCACCAAAACCTGGCACATCTTTAATGAACTTGCGTCCACCATTTTTAGGTGTCATTTTTTGGGTTGGTGCAGCGATAGCTCGCTTGTCAGCAATAACAGCTTTAACTGTTGGATAAGCGTCAAAGTACTCATCAACAGTTTCAACAATCATTACGCCTTTAAGTTTACCAATCAAGCCGTTTGTACCTGCTGTGTACCCCTTGTCGCTACCATCAAAAGTAGTAATGTAGGCACGGAGCTTGTCGGCAAATGAGCTTGGAACCCAAGCAATAGCTTGGCTTGTGTCACCACCACCGTTAGTAACAACTGTTACGGTGTTATAGAACTTTTGTAGCAAACCATTAACACCAGTGTCAATAGTTGTACCGTCCCAAGTAACGATGTTAGCACCAGGACGAGCTGCAATAACTTTAGCTAATGCATATTCGTCAAAGTCTGGTACGAACTTCTCATCTACCCAAGCCTTAGCAACATCAGATACAGCAGAACCAACAGGAATATCCTGAAGCTGTGTGTCCTGAATACGCAAAAAGCTAGCGTAGTTGTAGTCAATAGACCACTCTTGCTTGCCAAACTCAACTAGGCTTGGTGTCATACCACCAGTAGTGCTAGCCTCATTATAGGCTGTTAAGTTATCGCTATCTATATCAATGTTAAGAATGCGAACAGTGTTTGCGTCCACAGTATTTACACCGTGAGCGTCTAGGTACTTAGCAACCGTTGAGCCGTGCTTCAAGCGACGGTCAAGAAAGGTTGCAGTACGTATGCCATAGTTAGTAGACATAAATCCCCCTTAAATTAAAAGTTTGTTAAAAACTTCCTAATGCTTATCATAAGCATAACATATTTGTTAAAAATAGTAAGTAGTTTCTAAGTTATCTGTATCATATTCTAGTGAGCTACTACTTTGTTGGTTGCTTTGCTCCATCACAAACCTACCATCTATCCAGTTTTGAGCGATGGCAGCGTATATGTACCTAACCATATCCGACAGATGAGAGGCACTATTATGCTCTGGACCAACATAATCTCCTGTTAGCGGGTTAAACTTACGCTTATAAAGATTTAGCTTGCGTATCAGCTCTGTACAAGTTGGTTCGTTTATCTGTGTTTTAGGTAAATATTGCATAACTCTGTCTATACCAATAGAAACACCCTCTTTTCTAATGGTTGAGACGTTACTTATACCGTTCTGTATCATGTAATCTATACGTCGCACATTATCGTTGGTAGAGTGAACTACAGCGTCCCAAGGCAAGAAATGCCAGCCATAGTTGTACGGCTTAGATTTTATAAAAGGTATTATAGTGTTAAGCCCAATTTGTGATGTTTCGTAGCTATCTATAATACGCACATTATCGTTAATATACTGCCAAAACCCTATCGCCATATTATCTGCTCTACCTAAATCCCAAGAGGTATAAACAGGATATGCTGTATCATATGGGTATAGTCCTATCGTGCCATCTTTCTTTTTAGCAGCTATGATATGACCATAGTAGCTAGCAGATGATGATTGACCCCAATCAAGTAGCATCTCTTGCCTGAACTTGAAGTCGTTACCATTACGTAAGATATAACCCTGTCTAGTTTTTTCTAGCTCCTTTTGGGTCATATAGTGGGTAGCGTCTATGTAGCAGGTGTACTTCGTGCCTGTTTTATCAGCCTTAAACGCTTCGTGCATACGACGCATTGTTTCACCGTTGATACCGTCAATCTTAGGCGTACCAGTGTAAACTCGTTTGCCCTTGTTTCGCTCGGTAATAGGAGCTATCACGTTGACTGCCTCAATCGGAGTGTCAGCGAACTCATCAAACCAATATATTTTACCGTTAGCCCCACGCAAGGCTTCGACGTTAGTAGCACCTAAAGCACGAAACACTGAACCGTTTATCAATGTTCGTCGCATATCGTCTACAGAGTTACTTTGTCCACCGGACGCTAATAGCTCTCTAGGCAAGTGGTCAACCGTCTTAAACCCGTCATCTTCAATGTTAGTCCAGAAGTTATCTAGCCCCATTTTAGCAGTAGGGTAGACCGCTACAGCCGTCATAACATTCCGTACTAAGTCGGGTACTATACCCTCTGAATATATAGTCGTGGTTTTTCCACCCCTTCTGGCGATGACCAACAGTAATTCATCTATATTAGGGTCGTTAAGTGCCTTAACTATCTCTTTTTGATACTCCCTGAGCGGTAGCCTGTGTGCAGGGATATTCATTGGCTAACTACTTCTTAGCTTTAGGAGTGTATGTCTCACCGCCCTCTTGTATAGGCTTGATGCTCTCTAGGTACTCCTGTTCGTATGGAGCATCTTCCTCGTATCTCTTAGCCTGTTTCTCGGCGTTTGCCTCACGAGTATAGACAGCCACCATAAGGTCTCGGTCTGTCACCTCGTTGCCACCATACTTGGTAGCCAAGTCTTGCATTAACTGTCGGTCTTGGCGAGCTACACGCAACTTCGCAACCCACTCCTTACCTAACCTCCAACCCACATCGCTCTGTCGGTTTACACCCATATCAGAGCTTTCAATAATAGCTTTAATTTGTGCTGGTCGCCTAACATATATAGTTTCACCAGTCTTGATGTTGAAAAAATCTATACCTTTGTTCATAATTATTCTCCAAATAATTCCTTTAATGATTCATCTGCGTCGTTGGGGTCAGCTTCACGACCTGTACTGCCCCCATCACCCGATTCATCTAATCTATCTTTAATTGATGGCTTAGACTCAGGTATCTTGGGTTTGTCCTCTATTGGTGGCGTAGTAGTCTGTTGTGCCTGCATATTGCCATAAGCTAATACATAGGGTTCCATAGCGAAATCATAAAACTCCTCAACATCAGGAGCAGATAATACTAAGTTTTTTTGGTCATCTATTGTAACCTGCTTCATATATTGTTTGTATATTTTTTGTTGCTGTTCGGGGAACTTTTCAAATACGGCTTTATATTTATCTAGCACCCTATCTATACCACGACTAAAATTAGAATTAGTCTCAGCTAGATTGCGAGCATCGTCTTTAATCTTGGCTATACTGGTATCAAGCTTATACTGTTCATTTAGAAGCCATTGTTGAGCTTCTTCAATAGACATTGTACCGCCAGATACATCTACCACGTCTTGAGGACTACGAAGCTCCTTACCAGTAGCACTATCTACTAATACATTTGATAAGCCCTCTGGATAATATTGTTTCAACACTTCATCTGTAAGTGTATCTAGCTCTTTGGCAGAAGTACGCTCATCATTACGCATATCAGATATAGCTGTGCGAACATCATCAATAGTTAGGGGTTTCGGCGGTATCTCCTGTCCTTCCTCACGCTTTTCTTCTGTCTGTTGAGCCTCTTTCTCTTCAGCCCTTTCCTCTCCTTCACTGTCATCTGATACTTCGGCTTCTTTAGTTTCTTCTCCTTCTTCAGTTTTAGTAACTTCTTCTTTAACTTCTTCGGCGGTATGTTCAACACTATCATCAACCCTCTCGGTGTTATCAAGGTCTAAGTCTTCACGACCCATCAACTCATCAATATCATCGTCCATTATTGGACCTCCTTTAATTTTTCATTTATCATCAGTTCCATTGTGCCGATTAAAGTAACAGCCCACTTGTTATTAGCGAGTTGTTGTTCTATTGTAAAATGCTTGTCATCTAGGTTTAACCTGTCTATAGTACCGTACTCAGCTTTCATAGCCTTTAGCTCAGTGGATATTTGCTTTAATACAGACACATTAGCTACATCGGGGTCTTTATTATCGGAGCCACCCAAAATACTACTACTTTGAGTAAAATTATAGTCTAAATCCTCATTCATAACTCTTATGTTACATTTTTAGCAACATTATGTAAACGTATCGTAGATTATTCTACATCATAGGGGGAGCGACCACTGGTATATTCTGAGCTTGCTCTTGAGCCACGTTGATACGTTGCGAGAGGTCGGGGGCTGCCTCAGCCAAGAACTCATCTTCTACTACACTAGCTTTAGCGGCTGCTGTTGGGTCGTTAGGGTCTTGGGTTTGCTTCATGACTGTTAGTGCGTCTTGTAGGTCAGAGCGTTTCTGGTCGGTAAACTCGTCTTTACTGATAGTAGTATCAACAGTTACGTCTATTTTCTTGATATGGTCATAAAACTCATTCCAGTTGATAGCTAGAGCATTAGGATTAGATGGGTCATTAAATAGACCAGGTTCAACAGCCTCTATGTCTTTTTTAGTCTCATCATCTACATATATAACATCATCGCCGTCTTGCTGGCTTACATATAGGTCAAAAGCTGAAAGTATATATTGCTTAATAAAGTCCTCAATAAGGTGGGTTATCTCTTGGCTAGCCTCGTCCATCGTCATACGCTGTGTTTGAGCACCAACACCAGTCTTAGACTGCCCAATAGCACCTAAGTTAGCACTAGGGTTATAGCCTAACATATCAAGGATTTGCCCCTTAACCTCTTGTGAGATGTTGGGGTATTGTTGGCTAGTGGCTGTATCTAGGGTTAGTAGACTTACTTTAGCGTTAGGGTCGGTAGTGGTCATTATGCCCCCAGATTTGAGTGCTGTTGCCCCTGCAAATAGTCCCGTCTTTACAATAGTTGGGTCACTGTTGTATAGCCAAGTGGCTACAACATTTTGGCGTAATGCCATCATAAGGTTCTGGTTAGGACTGGCAAGTCGCACACGACTATCACCAAAAGGCACTAGCTCAGCAGGGTCAATCACCAAAAACAGCACTCTTGGATAACCAAACTTAGACCTGTTGGGTACTGTACGAAGTTCCTGTGTGAGGCTAGGGCTAAAGCTGATAATATCTTCTTCTATATCAGCAGAATAACGTGTAACCATCGTGTAGGTGTCTGCACCGTCTGGGATTGTTCCCTGTTGGCTAGGTATAAGCCACTCAGCATACTCACTAGCACCTGTACCATCTGGACCAGCCTCTAAAAGGGCTTTAATAGCCTTAGTGTTCCAAGTAGTTGTTGGGTTGTTTTTCTCTCGGTTATAAATCTTTTTAAGTTTAGATGGGGTGTATTGTGTCCTCACGTAATGATAACCAGACAAGTTTGCGTCTTGCACGCCTGGCTCAACACCAACATCACTAAAATGTATCAAAGCTGGCTGTATGCCATACTCACCATAAAGACTGGTAGCCTTAACCTGAAAAGCATTAAAACCTCGTGATAATGCACCTCTACCACCTAGCCTGAGCAGGTTCACAAAGCCCTTACCGAAAGTAATAGGGTTTAATATACGGTCATTGACAATAAATCGGCTTACATACGCCTCTTTGGTCTGCTTAGAACCATTGATAGCCATACTAATAACTGGAGCTTGCTTGATAGCCCTACGCATCTGCTGGCGTGTTGCACCAGCAATAGTGGTATCACCTACATTAGGCTTTTTGCCAGAACCACGAGGGTATTGTGCGTTAGCTATGGTGTCTAAGTCTTTGAAGTCAGTAGTATAGCCATAGACATAATCTTTTGACCGTTTCCATTCTGATATTAGATGTGTTATATTCATAAGCTTATTATACTACATCCGCCACTACACCTATCATAACACCTTCAGGGGCAACTGCCACTAGGTCAAATGAGGTATTAGCCAGATTAGATGTAATACTTACCTTATATTCATTTATCACAGGGTTAGGGGTACGAACCCTGAAACGACGCTTAACCTTAGTACTAGCGTTAGCACTGCTTGCACTTGGTATCTCAGTAGACCAATTTATAACTCTAGTATTCCAGCTACGCCATAAGTTACGAGGATTGCTCCAGCCACCTAACAGGTTACGAGATGGTGAACCATAAGTATAGGTCTTGGTTTTAGATTTTAATTTACCCTTTTGGTTGTAGTATGACACTGTAATATTTATCGTGCCTATAAATTCAGCTACATAAAATACACACTGGTTCATAGCGAAAAATGAGTTCTTTTGAGTATTAAATGGTATTAAGGCACTATCTATATTCATTGGGAACGGTGAAGAAGTACCGTCGGGTGCGTCATCTTCTGCTACATAACCCTCTACAAGTTTATAGAAATACTTGCCATCTCGTATATAAGCGAAACTATCCCTATTTGGTGGTGATATTGTGCCAACCCAATCAGCATTTATATCCCAGATATACCATTTTGGCTTATCTTTATTAGCTAGGTCGTAAACAATTATCTGGTTATTGTAGTTAAAGCCTCGTGTCGGCATAGTAAACATAATCAAGTTATTCCAGCCAGTAGATACAATCATATCAAAATTAGCCGTCTTGATTGTTCTATACGTGGTGTTTATAGCCTCTGATACAACGCTTGGGGCAAGTACGTTTTGTAAATTAGCCTCAGTTTTTATAGAAGTTATACCCTCAGATGATGGGAATAACAGCTGATTGAGGTATGCAACTGTACCATAAGATGAGTACACAGCACTAGCACCAGAGTTTAGGTCATCAGCACCCCAGTAAGTAAGTATATTGTTGCCGTATGATAATGTTTTTTGAGTAACTGTTTGTTGCTTAGACACACCCTCTGTGCCAGAAAATAGTGTTAGTAACGAAGGTATGTTCTGGTTGTTACGAAAACCTACAACAGAGGTAGGGTAGTAGTTTGTGCCTTCCAGTAATCGTAGGCTCTGAGCATCGCCACCGAAAGATATACCACCACCCTCAAGTACCACAGGGAAATATAGAGTATATGGCTCGTCAGGATTACCATACATAACAGGTACGTTATCAGCCATGATAGCATTCTTAACCTTAACACCTGCTGTAGTGTTAGCGGTTGGAGCACCGAATAGAGTGATTGGGTCTTGCCCATTATCTACAAAAGTAGTGTTACCTGTTGGTACGTTAGCTTTTAGCAAAAACATATCTCCCACAGCTACAGCAGAGCCTTGTATAGCTATAGCTATATACACGTTACGACTTGTAGCTCCCACTGGAGGTGTGTCATTAAACGTAAGAGTAAGATACTCTGTACCGTCTGTTTTCCATGAGCCACGAGATTTGTTGACCGTTGCTGATAAGATATTACTTATACCTGTTTCGCCACCACCATCTGAGTTATAGGTTATACAGTAATAAACGGTTATACCACCGCTTGTTAGCCCTGTGCGAGCATAAGTTAGGGTATTCACAGGGTTTACTACCGATGTAAATTGGTTCATCGTAAAGTCAGATAGGTCTATATATCTAAGCTGGTCTGTCCCATTCATACACAACAACCAGTTACCTGTACGCAAAAAAGTAGTGATAACGCCAGATGTAGTGGTTATAGAATTGCTACCTCCACAAGCCGTCCAAGAGGTGTCATTCTCTTGGCAGTACCTAACCTTGCCGTCATCAGCCATGAAATAATATATCTGCCCATCATAATAAACGGTTGAGACTTCACTGTTGAACCCTGCTGCATCGGGTAACCACTTACGTTTTACTAGTCGTTTAGTGACATTCCCCCTAGAATTAACCATTACATTACGCCCATAAGAGAACGCATTAGGTTGTATATTATAATCGCCACGCTCATCAAGCCCCATATCAAACGAGGTAATGGGTGATGGTGAGGTTATTTGTGCACCTTTTACTTTTACAGGATTATCTAAAGCCATATCACCAGATTCCGTTTATATAAGCGTAATTATCTCTCTGCATATCATCAAGCTCATTAGTGAGGTTATTTTGAGTGATAGCCTTTTGTAACTCATTATTATATTTCTGAGCAAAACTAGGGCTTAAAGATATTTTAACTACATTAGACAGGCTAGTATTCTTGGCTACACCAAGCACAGCGAGCTGTTTATTGGGTAATAGTGCTATTGCACTGTCATCATTACGAGCCAGTGGTGGTAAATACTCTACTACGTCCAATACGATTGTAGCCCCCAACTCTACGTCTTTAGGTGGTCGTGATAACACCACATTACGCCCTACAAAAGTAGCCCTATCAGGTTTATCCCAAGCGTCATCTACCTGCCGTTGGCTAGGGTCAACCATCTTAAACGTAGCAATAACAGTATCATCAGCACTAATAAACTTTAGATATTTGTTCTGGCTGAATATAGGTGAGCGATATTCGTCAGGTAATGTGAATGAATAAGTAGTCGTATCAGCTATTGTAGCTAAGGTGTAATCATCTACCCTAAGTTTTGACCAATATGCCTCTGTTTCAAACTCATCTTTCCATAAATTAAAAGCCCGTATGAAGTCATCTTGAAACTGGGTTAGGTCATCGCCAGTGTCGTCATTGGTGACACCATTTATAGAGTAGTATGTGTCCTGAGCAAGTGATTCGATATTATCTATGGCTGCCATAAGCTTATTATACTCTACCTGACCTTATAGTGTGTACTATATTGGGCTGTATCCTCTTAATTCTAGGCAGTATTTTAGTTGACTCAGCCATAGTCTGATATTCTCGTACCTTTGGTGCATTAGAGCCAACCCCTGTTAATCTACCAAAATCAGCCGACAGTTTGTTAATTTTTGAACCACCACGTCCACGTCCTGAGCCAGACTTCTTAGCTGAGTATTTTTGCTTTTTATTATCGCCCTTGGCGAATGAAGCCCCCGCTTTAGCCATAGCCTCATCTATTGCCCATAGTTTTTGGTATAGTTCGGGGTTATCATCAGCCATCGCACGCCATTCAGAAAGGGTAGTGTGCTCATATTCATCTACATCTTCAACAGATAAGTTATTGTCTTTGGCTGTTTTTAGACGATTTATCCGTTCTTCGTATTCGGCACGAGTCTTTTTAGATAACTCTCCGTCGTCATTAGCCCTTTCCATAGCCCATTCTTCACCCCTGATAGCTCCGTCTATATCACCATTTTCAAAGGCTTGACGAATACCATCGCTTTCTTTAGGTGTGCTCTGCTCAAGATAATCTAAGTCTCTCAATTTATTACGAGCATTTTGCTTATCTTTCTCTGAAGTAGCCTCGTCTGCCTCTAGTTTTTGTAAGTTATACTCACTAGCTCTACGAGCCTTATCAAAGTCGCCATTTGATACATAGCCCTCTATATCTTTGTCTTTAGTGCTGATACCATCTTTATTAAGCTGTTTAAGCACGTCATTAGCCCCAATCTCTTTAGGGCTAGTTGGACCATAGGTCTGAACCCCTACACCACCGAAACCTGGTGATGATTTTGCTATCCCTTTAGTAACAGTACTTGGCGATACGCCACCAGCTATTTGAGATTCATTCTTAACTGTGTCGTAAGTTCCAGAAACGCCCAGTGGTATAAATAACTTAGCTACTTCACCCCAAGGATTTTTTATAGGTTGACCACCCCTGTCCTTACCCTCTAGTAAGGTAGTACCTAATGCAAGAGTTGGTGAAAGCTTATTCTGCAAGGTATCACCAAGAACTGATAGGCGAGTAGGTTTGCCGAAACCACCAGTGTCTAGTTTGGTTATCTCCCCTGTTGTAGAGTTTTTCTTCTCGCCAGTAAGCTGTCTCGCAGCCAGCACAATATTTTGCTGTAAACCGCCCATGATGTCATAACGGTTATTGCCAACCCTTATCTTACCGAAATCACTAGAACGTGGGTCTGACTCCACATCAGCTCCAGCGGCAACCGCAGCGGCTAAAGTTGCCCCCACAACAGTGGCGAACGAGCCACTAGACTGTAATGCTAGTTTTCTAGCAGCAGGAGACAGTTTTGCATAATATAGGGGGTTGAGCATATCAAGCCTAGATTTCCATAACCTTGCTGAGAACAGCGTATCACTAAGAGCAGGAGCAGCTTTTTCAAACCAGCCAGCAGCCTTACCCGAACCTCTACCAGTAGCAGTATTTATCACCTTACCCAAGTCTGTAAGGTCTTTTTTAGTCCAGTTTTGTATGCCTTTTACGCCACCATAATCATCTATAATCTTTTTAGCTACATTAGCCCTCAATTCTGCAGCAGCACCAGAAAATGCTCTGTCTGAACCAGCTACAACATGCCCCACGCCAACTTTTTTAGCGGCTTTACTTTCTGCTAAATTAGCTCTACCGAACACCTCCTCAGATTTACCAAATACTGCTGGTATATCTAGGTCCATAGACTTAAACACACCGTATAACGACTCACCATTAGAATCAGTTAGGTTGGCAAGTTCTTTCATACCGTTTTTGAACGCTTCTTCGTTCACCGCATATTTAGCCGATTTTGCTTGTGCTGTCGCCCACTCTTTAGGGAATCTTGAACCTAAAACAGCTCCCTGCCTACCGCCAAAAGATAAGTCCCCAGATGCCATAATAGCTCTTGGCAACGACATTATAGACTTAAACACATCGCCAACCCTACCCCACACACTTGGCTGACGAGCCATTTGTATCATGTTTTGGATAGCGTCAGATTTCATCTCACCGGGTTCCATTTTAGCTACATCTTTAGCAGCCTCAACCAATTTACCTCGTAATTCATCTGAGAGGGGTTTGCCAGCCTCATCAGCGATACGCTCTGCATATCTAACAATACCTTGAGGGGATATCTTAGAGATACTCTTAAATGCCCTTAACCCCTGCCCAGACTGTGTCGCAGCACTGATAAGCTCATCATATACCTTACCAGCCATGTCAGTATCACCAATCTTGTTATATTGGTCTATCAAACTATTACCAAGATGTACGTGTGAGTCAATTTTGCCTTGACTTGCAAAATGCCTACCGTCGAATAACTCTTGAGCTAACTTAGTGTCTTTACTTGCTAAATCATTAGCCGATTGTATAAGCCTCTGGTCGCTGTGAACTTCGTGAGTCATATTATAAACAGACTTTTTCACATCCTTTGGCACTGTTTCATCAGCAATTATACGATTATAGGTCGTGTTCGGCGATGTCTTGTCCGATGTGGGTAACTCAAGACTTTCTATAGAGTCTATAGAGTCGCTATTAACTTTTGGCGTGGCTTTATCAGACCCATCGACTGTTCTACTACTCTCTGAAGTAAGTCGTTCACCCTTTGAGTTTCGTGGCACTACGGGTGGCTGTTCAGCTGCCTGAGCTGTCTTGGCAGCCTGTGCGTCTGTCTTAGCCATAGCACGAACCGTACCAGGCTTCTCTGGCAGTCCTTGTGGAACTATGGTTTCGTCTACTACCGGTATATCTCTAGGTTGTTGTACCTCAATTTTTTTACCATTATCAGGTGCTGGAGCATCACTTGCTATGGTTTCATCAAGTGCTTTATTGGCAGCTTTGTGTTGAGTCTTATTTATTTCTTTATTAGCTAGTGCCTCATCAAGCATAGCTCTCTCAGTGTTTATCTCAATTTGCTTCACATTATCTGTTTCGCCTAAGTACTTTGGCGTGTCTACGAGACCACTAGAAGCCCTGGCAGTAGCTCTGTTGGGGGTTGTTGCGGCTGCTGCCGCCTCTCTCTCAGCTTGCCTAATATCGTTAGCTTTATCCACGACATCTCTTGTTACATTAGGTGCATCACCACCAACCTCTTGGATTAGTGGTTTGGGTTCACTTACATCTCGCACATTTACCCGTTCACCAATAGTGGGTGGCTGCTCAACTGGTATGCTTGTGGCTTCTTTAACAGGGATTTTTTCACCTTTTAATATGTCTTCTATATCAACATCAGATAAAATACCAGCCCTCAATTCTCTCTCTAAAGCATCTACAGACGTAGCTATAGCGGCATCGTCTAACTCATTCGCTATCTCTTTTACTGGTATCCTACCTCTAGTTATTGATGGAATAACCCTATTTCTAAGACCCTTAGCGATAGCTGGCAACACTATGTCGGGGGCTAGACCTAGAATTGAACTCAAAGCACCTGATTTAATCGCTTGCTCATTGGTACCGCCCTCAGACCTAACTCCTAGGTCGCCACTTACGTAGTTGCCAATGCCAGCCTTAACTACGTTAGGGAGTTCACTTCGCAGTCCTGCTCTTAAGCCCTGTTTTGCTATGGCTTCGTTGATGAGATTACCCTTGCCAAGAGTGTATACATCAGCCATTGTTATTGCGGTTGGGGCTACAATATCTTTAAGTCCTGTTTTGAAATCACCTCTTTTAGACGATTCCTCATCATAGAGTGTCCCCACGTTGAACAAACCACCCTTATTCTTTTGGTAGCCTGCCTTAATATCTTTTAGCTTGTCGCTAGCATTCCTAAATGCTTCTGGGTTATTGGTCTGGGCTGCGACTGATTGACGAATAGTAGCTGGTATTTCACGAGATTGATTTATTAAGGTGTTAGCCATTTTTACGCTTCCACCCACTATTGGGGTTTTTGAAATAATATTACCAGGGTTTTCTAGGGTTATCGGCTTATTTTCACCCTTAGTTATGTTACCCATCTGTCGCCTATACTTATCTGCTTCAGTATTAGCATCAAACTGGTCACGAACTTTATTCCAAAAAGATTGTTTTGGTTTGGGTATGCCTAGCTGGTTATCATATTCAGACTTTTGGGGCACATCAACTTGATTATTTGGCTCTAAGCCTATATTAGTAGGCTTACGTTGATTTATGATGTCAGTAATAGGATTGTTAGGCTGTCTAACTGTTAGTGTAGTTTGTTGACGGGGTTGTGATATATTTTGTTGGCTCTCTTCCTCACGTCTTTTGCGATTATATGTACCATAAGTCTTTCCCCCATCAAATGGGTTAACTTGAGCTACTATGCCCTTTAAGAAGTCGCCAAAGCCCATAATTCAGTCCTACGCTCCTGCTAGTTCTTTTTCTCGTCGTCGTGGGTCAAGCATTGAGAATATACCAGTGCCTCTAGCGTTTTCTGATGCACCCATAGATTGTTGTTCTGGTGAGGCAAATGCAGTCATATCAGGTGACTTTACTTCAATTGGTGACGAGTTATATCTACTAACTTGTGCCCCCATATTCTGAGCTATATTACCAGCCTGTCCGCCAGCTAAACCTAAGTACCGAGCATTCTCACCAGCATTACCAGACTCACCATACAAATCAGCTAGTTTTTGGTACAAACCTTGTTTTTGTTGAGCATCATATAGGTCAGCAGCTCGTCTATTATTGACGAGTGCGTCCTCGTTTTCTCGTCGTTTACCCTCTAAGTCAGTTAAGAATGTGCTCAAGTTATTGTCTTGCGCCGTTCTGTTTTCGTCAAAAGTGTTGTAACCTTCCCGAATATCGTTAGCGGTTGTATCAGCTACGGTATTTTGTATCCAGTTACGAGCATAATCGTTCCCACCACCACCGCCACCTCGTAAAGCCGCCATTAAACCACTCAGTCCTGAACGACCAGCCCGAAGTGATGCACCAAGATTAGCGTCATAATTCTGTTGGTTTTTCAGTGACTCTTGGTCATATCTAGCTCGCTGAGTAGTCTCTTGTGAGTTTAGTTGGTCTCTAGCATTATCATAACCTGTTTGAGCACTCGCATACGCATTAGCAAGTATCTGCCCAAGACTACCTAGGCTTTGATTAGTTGCGTCTACTTGTGCCTGATTTAGTGGTTTGTTAGCTGGTGCAGAATTACCCGTTTGTCTTGGTGTAGGTGCTGTGTTTTGGGATGAATTAGCCCCAGGGTTACCTGGGTTTGGGTCATCAATCCTTTGATTATTAGCAAAAATAGCAGTAGCAAAATCTGTGCCCCTTATATCATCTAAGGCACCTACGTTTTTAACCCCATCATTACCTTTTAGCCATATATTCCCGTCTTGTCCGTACCAATAAACTCCCATAATTTACTCCTTATTACAATTATATAATACCATAAGAATAAAAAATCTACCCCCTTTTTATGGGGGGCAGACCCAAGCATTAAGAAAGTTGCCATTACTGGCACTTATATTGTATCAAACTTACTTATAAAGTCATTAACCGCTTTTGCCCCAAACTCTTGGTGGTCTAAATATGTGTAGAACTCAAAAGTATGTTCTGGATACTTTTTGGTCTTAGGTACACTTATTTCATATTTTTTCACTTTAGCATCTTCTTCTATACAAAATAGGGTGCATAAGAAGTCGTGTCTAGGATAACCAAAACCACCTGGGTTCAATACTACACCCTCAAGCCTTGATTTGGTTATGTTAGCCTCTTGTGCGTCATAATGAGCTATCAATTTGGTAATTTGCTTATAGAGCTTGGGTTCACTATATAAGTACTCTGGCTCTTTTAGTGCTTTAATAGTGTTTTTTTCTTTATCTATCTCAATCTCACTGTTTTTTTGAGCCTCATACAGCATTACATCTATATCTATTGGTGGTAGTTCTATATTAGCCACGATTATATCTAAGTCGTTGGTGGCTAGTGCTTTAATAAGTGTTAGTAGCATGTGTGCGTCCCTTTCTTTTAGTTATGGTAAGATTATAGCATGAGCACATCCACATTAGCTTTGCATGGGACAATACGCGATATAAACATACCTGTAACAATCCTACCTAAATACACAAATAAAGAAGTTGAGTATAATCCAGGGCTTGCCAGAGATGATAAAGGTAACTTGTGGATATGTTTAAGAACTTGTGTTTATAATCCTGACCGTTGGGAAGGGTGGGAACATCCAATGCACTGGTCAAATTATCTATTTTATGGTAAAATAGATGAGAAAACATTAGAAGTCAAGGGTATGAAAGAGATAATACCTAAACCAGATTTTGAGGGCAATCATTGGGGCTTGGAAGATGCTCGTCTGTTTTGGCGTAAAGACGGTATGCACGCCATCGGAGTAATACTACCTATCCGAGACGGCGACTATCGCACCTGCCAAGCAGAAGTGCTTATAGATTATGAAAAGGGTACATACAAGCTAATAAAAGATTATGGTCAACCAAGAGGTCATACTGAGAAAAACTGGAGTCCAGCAGAATCACCTACATCAGAGTTTGACTTCGCTTACTCACTTACCGAGATAGTAAAAGACGGTGAAGTAATCGGTGAAGAAAACCACCTAACTATCCATAATGGTACGAAACTACTACCCTATGAGGATGGTTACATACAAATAAACCATGTAGTGTGTGGTATTGGCGGTGAGCGTACTTATGCACAAGTAGCAGTTAAGCGAGATAGTAAGGGATATGCTACGCATATAAGCCAGCTATTCCACTTCAACGTCGGTTGGCGTGAGAAGTTGAAAGAAACTATAGAGTTTGTATCTGATATGGTGTGGTCTAAGGGCAAAGAGGGTGAGGAGTTGTTAGTGGGGCTAGGCGTAAAAGATGAGGCTACTGGACTAGCTCGTGTGCCTGTGGATAAGTTTGAGTGGACTGAGACAACAGACGTTATTTATTACAAATGGAAGTGGGACACACCACCAAATAGGGTTGAGATACCTACTGCGACCTCTATAAGGCCTGACTGGGCTTAGCCTATCCTCCGATATGTCAGGTCCGGCATTGAATCATATTGTTCTCGTTCATCAAACAGCTCGTAACCATTCTTAGCCATATATTCTTTAATCCAGGCAGTTGAGCCTGATTCAGTCTCAGATTCTATATGATAAACCTTAACCTGCCTTAACTTCTTGCCCATACCTCTTAGTGCTTGGGGCGAGTAACCCTCTACGTCTATCTTCATAACGTCTATTTCTTCATCTTTTATAAGTGAGTCCAAACGCACCACACGCACATCAATCATGTGAAACGGTGTGGTGTTTATGTCCTTCCAGTCGTGTTGCAAACTAGAACTGCCCACCATACCTATTTCACCCTCATACACCGTAAATGGCACTTTTTTAGCTGGCTTATCACTCACAGCTAGTTGATAAGTTATAGCCTGTGGATAACTCTCTTTTAATATAGCCATTTGCTCAGGGTTAGGCTCTATGCAGGTAACAGATATTTTGTTAGGGTTTTGAGCAATCCTCTCAGCTAACTCATAGCCATCTATACCGTCTCTTGACCCCACCTCCCATACGTTAGGGGTGTCCACTGTGCCGTATTTCTGCACATAGGCATCTACTATTGGTGTTAGCCATTCGTTCATAACGTATCCACCTTAGCCTGAGTAGCGTCAGTGTTGGATAGGATTTCGCCAACCACTACACCAGCACTACCTGCAATCGTATGAGCCGTCAGAGGCTCGTCCCACACCCCACCAAGGCTAGGCACGGTCGCAATAGCAGGTGCTACAGGCAATCCCTCTGCCCAGAGGTCTAAGTTACCCAAATCAATTGCTACGCCAGCAGGGTAGGCTACATTCACATCATCAACATAGAAGTATCTATTCGTGCCAGTAGCGTCGGTAGCTCCTGTGACTTTCATTTCAATCTGCCCGTAAGTAGTCGTAGGTGTAAAAGTACAAGCTAGTTGTTGCCAGTTAGTGCTTGCTGTTGCCACGCTAGTTATAGTAGTGCCGTTGTCGTAATCAATCGTTAAGGTTGGTTTGGTGTGAGTACCAGCCCAGTAAGCTGAGTTGTTTAGCTTTACCCAGAGTGATACAGTCATTGTTTTATTTTGAATATTACCTGTTGGAATAATCTGTTCCCAGTGCATTAAGTTAGGTGAGTAGGTCGGCTCAAATCTCATAGCAAAGCCACCTGCTGTCCGTACGGTGGTATCAGATAAGCCTGTGCCTGTTCTAGTGATAGAGCCATAAGGCATAAAGGTTGCGTCATTATTAGTACCGTCCCAGTTCTGGAATCTTACCTGTGAACCATCAACACCGTTTTGGTCGGCATAAGTTTGAGTGTAACTAAGAGTGCCATAGTTACAGTTTTCAAAAAGAACTTTTGAGAAAGGGCTGTACCCTGCAAAACTACCAAAAATATAATTAAGAGCTTTTTCATTACCAAAAGTTTCATTCCTAAAGACGACATCAATCATTACACTAAAGTTATAGATAGCCAAAGGCGTATAGTTCCAAACATTATTTTCAAACAAAACATCAACCATTGGTCCGTCATTACGAAAACTCCCTGCTGTTCCACAACCCCAGATATAGTTATTTCTAAAAATAGCACTGGATAAGCCACCATTACCAAAGGCTTGGTTTTGACTATTATAGAAATAGTTATTTTCTACCAATCCATTAGAGTTTCTGAACCAGCCTGAGATACCACCACCATAAAAAAGGCAGTCCTTAATTTTCTTCAAGGCTGTTGCTGGACCATAGATAGTGCTTGTTGGTGTAGTTCTAAAATAATGATTTCTCTCTATCGTTACAGGTAAATCTTTAAAGTTTATAACGCCAATACCACTACCATTAACAAATGAGCTATCTATTACCTGTACTTCGGTAATGTTTGCTAGGTCATCGTTCCACTCGCTTGTGCCATTCGTGAGGTTAAACTGGGTTTTTGTCATATAAACACCATCAAAATAAAGCCTATTAGCACCGTTCATAAAAAGAGTGAGGGCTGTCGCACCCTCATAGCTCATTTCAACCCCATAGCCATTGACTCTAAAAATATGACCACCAGCTAGCCTTTTAGCAGTAGTAAGGTTTTCTAGTAAGGTGATATTAGTGCCAGATATTGTATCAATCGTAAAAGGTACTGTTTCAGCAGTAGCACCTGACATATCAGCTTTACAAACTACCAGCTTGTCGCCAACAGCCCAACCAGTTGTGTCAGTAGTAACAATGTTTTTTTGGCTAAAGTTAGCGTCTGAGGCAAGCGTTGTTACCCTAGTAGTAGGCACTTCACCATACAACTGGAGACTAGCTTTCCCAATATGATTAGCTTGGCTTGCTGTTCCGCCTTGCCCAATTCCAGTATTAGCAGCAGTCCCAGAAGTAGCAAGTTTAATGTTTACGACAGCTTTTTGAGCATAAGGTATACGATTAACTGAATTACCAATATGAAAACCTGCATAAGCAGATAACACCATATAGCCGTCTATATTCATCGTGTAACTTGCTGCTGGGGTGTCGTCCCAAACTATCATACCGTTAGCAGTTGGGTCAGTTGTAGTACTACTGCAAGCAATCGCACATATAGAGTTGGTACTATCACCAGTTGAGAGTAGTCCCTTAAAAGTACAGTCTTGGTCAATGGTGATAGTTTCTTTAGCTACAATTACATCGTTAGTCGCATAGCTAACAGCGTTATCACACCAAGTGACATAAGACGGAGCTGTACCATTAGAGGTTCGTAAATTCCAATGATAACTATTTCCTGTCCCTTGTGATATTTGAAAACGCCATTTACTTGCAGTCGTATCAACTGCATAAGGTGTAGCGAACTCAAAAGCCTTAATGTAACCACTACAATTTAAGCCTATTGAACCGCCAAGTGTAATGTCTGAAGTAGTTAGTGTTTTACTAGCTCTAGTTGTCCAGCTACCTGTGTTTTCTTGTAACTCAACCGTTATATCTTTATTTGTACCAGAGCTGTAGAGGTGGAGTATTAAGCCTTTACAGTTACCAGCATTAGCAAAAGTTACATTTATCTGTCTAGCGGTGTTTAATGCCAATATAGTCGTACTAAATGGTGAGAGGTTGTAACTCTCAGACCGATAAAACCCACCAGCTGTGGATAAGTTAGTTGCTCCATTAGATACAATTACTGCCATTATAGGTTCTCCTCATAGCTATCGCAGACTTGTTGAGCTAGGGCTGTCAGCTGTTCTTTGCCGTCATCTGGTTCACCGAAAGTAGTTAAGTTCTCTACAACTATCTCATCACCATTAGATAAATCCCAAGTTAAATAACTCTGTTTAGTAGGGTCGTCTATATCGTGGTATCGTCGGTTGATTGGTTTATGCATAGCTAAGTGACCCCCTGTTTGTCCAGTTAGTTGCATAGCTACTCAGCCCTGTGGCGTATTCTCGTAGGTTGGTAGCTCGGGTTCGGCGGTAAATGTACCAAGAGTTATCTGAGGTGTTTTCATAGCCGACATAGGCGTAGGTGGCTGTTAGTTCTTGGTTCTGGAGTTGGTCGTTAGTGACGCTGGGTCCAAGTGCCTCTATCTTATCGTATATAGCATTCTTGGTAGGCACTTGTGTTGAGCCGTTCCAACCAGCTCCATAAGCCTCATCAGCAACAGACACATAGCCAGAAGTTGCGGTATTGCCGTCTTCATCTACCACAAAAACATCGGTTGTGCCGTCATTTATAACTAATGAGTTGCCTGTTCCAGCATTTGAAATATACACCACATTACCTGAGTCTGATGCGTTTTTCATCTCAGCTCGCAAGATATTACCACTGTGTGCAAAATTAGTATCATTCCTAAACAGTCCAGCAGGCTGAGTAGCCACGCTTGAGTCAATTGTTCCAGTAATAGGCACAGTCGCATTATAGCCAGTCACCTCAGCAGATAAGCTAAAACCCGATACATTTCCAGCGTAAGTTGCGTTACCAGTTGATGTTAAGTGGTCGGTAAAATAGATTGCGTCTTGATTGTTATTCTCATTATTCTGGAACACTAAACGGTTATTCGTAATATCATAGTATGTTTTAGAACGAGTTGTACCGTTCTCTTGAAAGTTGAACTCAGGGTTGCCAGTTGGTGCGTTAATTTGGAATAATTTACCAACCTTTGTGGTGTCATCAGTAAAAGTCTTAGCTCCAGCGATAGTCTCTGCACCTGTTTTGTGAACGGTATCAGAGTCGTTAGCTTTAGCGTCTAGTTGCGTCTGTATGTTGCTGGTTACGCCGTCTGTATAGTTTAGCTCGGTAGCTGTTGCAGTTAGGTCGGTAATGTCAGCTACAGTTAAGTTTTCCACAGCTACAACGGGGTTGAGAGGGTCAGTATTGTCTACATCTATATTATTACCTGCCACCACACTAGCTATGCCACCCGAATCAATCTGCCAAGCAGCATTCGTGCCATCGGTTTTCAGCACCTTGCCAGAATTACCGGATTGTGATGGGGCTACGTCGTCTATGTCTAGCACCACTACACCCGTTTGACTATTGACAGATTGTACGGGTGCCCCAGCACTGGTTATGAACGAACTGTCATTGGTTAGGTCTGATGTCTTGGTTGGTATTGTGGGCTTATTTAATATTTCAGCATCACCCCCAGCTGCATTCCAGTCAGACCTCACATTCACCTCAGCTCCATCGGCTATACCCGACAGCTTGCTCGCCTCAGCGGTCGTATAGCCTTGATACCCTGTCTGATAGGTAATAGCCGCTGTGCCACTGGTAGTAATCGGTGAGCCCGACACCTGCAACCCGGTCGGCACTGATACCCCCACGCTCGTAACCGTACCTGTGTTGGTGGTATAGCCTGATGGATTAGACGCATTATATTTAGCATTTAACGCAGTCTGTAGGTCTGTCTGAGTTGATAGTGTCCCCGTAATGTTGCCCCAAACAGCCGAAGTCCGTGTGTTAGTTATAACTGGGTTAGCAGGGTCAGAGTTATCCACAGATATGTCAGTGCCAGCCACGACCGTCTGCACCACGCCAGGGTCGCCTTGGTCGCCCTTATCTCCCTTGTCCCCCTTCGGACCCCCCACAATCTGCCCCTCAATCTCGTTGCCTGTAGTCACGCTACCGTCTGGAGCTGTCTGGCTACTAAGTGAGCCAGTAAGTGATAGGCTGGTCGTCACATCCCCACTCAGCGCCTGTGGTGGAGCGATAGCCCCACTCATAGCCACACCAGCCGATATGTCACCGTTGGTGCGTGTGATAGTACCTAGTGACCCATCTAGTTCTGTGCCTGTCGTAATATCAGACATATTAACTCTCCCTATTGGTTGAGTCAGCCTTCAGCACAAACTTCCCACTCGCAAACGGGTATGAGTTACCGTCACTGAGAATAGTATGGATACTGTAGTAGTAATTCCCTGGCTCGGTCGTATCTGCCACGTCAGACTCATTAATAGCGATAGTGCCTGAGTTAGACGTAAGAGCGACAGTTTTCTTAATAATAGCCGTGGTGTCGGTCGCAGAGTCGTCGTATGGGTCAGCCTTTACCGTAAACAAAGCGGTTGAGGCAGTTAGGGGGTCTGGTGGTGTAACCGTAACGTCAATCGTAAAGTAAGTGCTCCTATAATATGTGATAGTAGATGTGATTAGTGCCATACCAAAATTATAACATAAGTTAAACACGCCAACTATTACTATCGTCCGCATCAGCCAACGCCTGCCCCGCTGCCCACATCAGTGCCTCCTCACTCGGCATAAACTCACTCACCCATCTCGGCTTGAGATTCTTATTCTTCGCAAACACACTCTCTATATACCCCATACTCCCGTCCAGCCTCTGCGAACACAGCTTCCCATTCTGATTCGTAAACTCCACAAACCGTGCATACCTAGTCGGCTTAGTCGTTGGCTTGACTGCGTCGGCTGGCTTGCTAAATAAAGGAGCTGGTTGCGAAGTCGCCGCCTTGTCGCCACCCCATCGCCCCTTAGTCTCAGTCGCCTTAAACTCGCCTGTCGTCGCCTCATCAAAATGCTTATCCAAAATCATAGCCAGTTCATTGCCTATAGTTCGTCTATTTTTGTGAGCCGCTAGTTTTATCTTTTCATAATTGTCTTCATTGACTACTACTGATATGCCCATTGTATTCTCCTTGTATTACAATTGTAGTGTACTTGTATGCTGGTTGTATGTCAACTGTATGTGAAAGTTGGGTTTTTTTATTGAAATTGGGGGGGGTTGATGTATACGTACATGACTCAACGTAAATGAGTACCCCCCCGCCTGCCATACACTAACAGGGGTGGCATCTCATGGCTAACAGGGGTGACGTCACCGCACCGCAACATGTATACACTTGACAAGTACATATATATATTGTGAAACAGGTACAATGTAGATTGTGCGACACGAACGAAATACGAACATAACAGGGGTCAAACGGCTTATGATTCATTGATATGTTTTTTGTATACGCTATATATAGTGTATGTTTTTAAAGTGTTGTAATTTTAGGTGTTACATTGTTACACTTTCAAACTTCATCATTTATAAAAAACGTATATATGTATATATTTATAATTATATATCTATAAGAGTTTCAATCTGTAACAACCACTTTAGGGGTAAATTTGACAGTTTTATATTACCATTTTATACCTGTTACCATACATTTTAGAAAATGTTACAGATTGTTTGTAAAATTTTGACAAGTAGCTGTAACATTATATAATAATACTAACTCCTATAACAATACTTTATATAAAAAAACTATTGACAATGTTTTAATCATTTGCTACAATGGTGTTAGGTTAGCAAGGGACGCAACCGAAACGGTCAACCACTCAAACACAATATACACCGTTACCTAAATAAGTAAGAGTACTAAATAATGGTGTCATCGCACTTGGTTAAAAAGTTACGATTGAACCAACGCTGCCGACCAACGAGACAAACTGGCATCAACTCACATTTAACCAGGCGCGATGATACCATACTAAATAACCTATAAAGGAGTAAAAAAGAGTAATGGTACAAATTGTAGTAACTAACGTATTAGAATACGGCGGTAAATATCGGGTTGAAAATGTAGCAACTAACAAACACTTAGGCAACTATTTTCACTTTAGAACACTTAAAGATGCGCAAGAGTATGCTAATGAAGTGTTGCGCAAAACTAATGAAGTGTTGGCTATTGAAGAGGTATATCAGTACTAACTAACTAGCCCCAACCCGTGGCATTATAACGGGTGAAAGGATTAAGCAAGATGAATGACAATATTAATTATGCTTATGCATGGAGAAGCACAAGACAACAAAACAGGTTCACAGCATACGCTACAAATGGTGAAACATACAGCTTTACAGTAACAAAAGCGCCTAAAAGTATAAAAACTGTTGGAGGAATTGTTAAGTGGTTACATGAAAGAGTAGCTCATGGAGAAGCTTATGCAATCACAAGGGCATTAAAAGAAATTGAAGCAAGGGAGTAAATAAGATGAACAAAACAATAATATTTAAAGATGACAGCATTGAGATATTACAAGACGGCTACAACATCATAGATAAAACTATATATGGCGATAATATACCGCAAATGATAAATGAAGATTTAAATTTTGCGATAGATAATTTAGATATGGATAACATGGACGCTATAAGTGAATTAAAAGAGGAGTTAAACAAATGAAACTTGAAACAATAGGCATCTGGACAGCAAATATAATTTTAATAATCTGCTTAATAGCAGGGGAGATGATAAAATGAACTATCTTAAAAACATATTTAGTGAAGTTTATAATATAGCACTAAGTGAAGCACACAGTCTATTTGTAGCGATGGACAAAGAAAATATAAGCGCAGTGATGCTGGACGGGCACATATATTGGACAGAGACGCCTAGCGTTTATTCGGAGGGATTAACAAAAAAACAACATAAGCAACTTGCCGAGATAATGAACAAACACTATCAAGCAAAATATTTATATGAAGTCGGGGAGTAAAACAAGATGACACAATCAACGATTAAATGGCATTTAGCAAGAGACAACCGAATAGCACTTGCGAAGTTTTGCGAAAATAACAGAATCAGAAGTAACACAAAGTTACACACATGCACAGACGACGACGGGCGGGAGTATTGGCAACAAACAAGCTATTTTGATAACGGGGGTTATATCACGGCTGAACTATTGCACGGGGATAAGTTAGGC